CTCCGCCCTGTTGCTGTGCGGCAGCCTGCTGCATCATCGCAGCCTGTTGGGCATCTCCGCCCTGTTGCCCAAGTTGACCTTGGCCGAAATCGCCTTGTTCATATTGTTGTTGTGCGGCAGCCTGCTGGGCCTGTTGTTGCTTGAGATTGACCCATTGCAGCCAGATGCCATCATTGATGACATCCCCGCCTTCAAGTTCGTCAAGCGGACGCAAATTACGTCGCGCACGAATTTCGTTTTTGGTGCTCCATGACGATTCGATTTGCAAGCTTTGCAGGACAGCTGCTTCGCTCTCTTCGTAAATTCCGTCAAAAATGAGCGTCAAATCTTCGTAATACGGATGAATGAGCGTCCTTGTAAGCCAATCAGAAATGCTTTCCAGAATGGAGTACAATCCCTCCTCATTGACACTTTGGGAAACCTCGCCTGTTGTCGATCCTGATCCCATGATGAATCCTTCGGGGCCACGATCACTCAAATTGATCCGCGAAGGGTGCATGCCAAAAAACGAGCACTTGATTGCGGACATCATCCGAAAGAATTGCTCAAACTGCATGTCATTCGGAGTGTTGGTCAAGTCAAGAACCTGAGCACGCATGTCTGCAGGTCCGGGAAGAACTGGCATCTTTGATCTGGGTGATCCTGCGCCTCCTTGCCCAAGAATCTGTCTTTCAAACGAACTGAGTCCTTCTGCAGAATAATCTCCACTGACAATCAGCATCCTGTTTGGAAATCCCGGCTTGAACATATCCTTGTTGAAATTGATCATGTTCAGCAACATTCCTGTTGCTTGCAAGGACTGCTCAAGAACGCTTGTGCCAAATCCCCACCGGTTCAGTTCTCCAGAAGGATTTGTCCACTCAACGTCGATTTCGTCATCCTTCCATGCCCCAACAACCTGTCCATCCACTTCTTGGACATATGACGCATCAGTGATATCAATGGAAATTCCGGCCTTCTGGCTGTATTCCTCGGAAAGAATCATTCTGGCGACACGCTCGTTGCTGATTCCCCGCTTTGCCATCCATGGCATGATGACGTACAGGACAGGCAGAATGGTGTCTCCGGGCAACAAGTAGTAATCAATCGGCCTGCCTCGATTGTCCCTGCGCAAAATCATGGCTTTTCTGTCAAGGATCAACTCTTCCTGAACAGAAACGGAAAGAAAGTCCCTGAATGTCTTGTGATATGTCTTCATGGGAGACTCCAGCAAGGCTTCCATTTCCCTGCATCGACGGTGAATGTCGCGCGTGCTTGAGTCAAAATTTGGATCATCAAATTTCTTGTGAACAACTCGCCAGCCTTTTTGCTTACCGGCAACCACGACTCTTCTGGACAATGCCTTGATGTCTTCGGAGCGGCGCGAAAGAATTGCCCGGTCAATCAAAGACTCACGAGCAACCTGTCTCAACATCATGAAGGGAGGAGTGTCAAGAGGCTTCTTCAGCGTTCCGGAAATGGATCCGATATTCGTGACCGTTGGGCCATAATTGGAAAACCATTGTCCTCTTCTGCGCTGCTCATTCTCGCGCATGCGCTCCATGTTTTCAGGACTGTACATTTCCTTTGGATCAAGGTCTTTGCGATTTGGATTGATCGGCATTCCGTTCGAGTCAACGATCATACTGTCCTCTTTTTTCTGTGCAATTGAAACAATGATACCGAATTACACCATAATGGATTATCTTCAGCTTGCTAGATAAGGAACATCTCGTCAAATACTTTTCGTCCGATCTGCGCAGTTTCCAGACACATTTCCAATGCGTCAAGAATGTCGTCATTTTGTGACCGCGGATACGTCATGAGCTGTTCATACAACTGAAGAAATTCGGGATAAATGACTACTGAACGAGATTCGTCAAAGGAAAATCCTTGCTGATAATCCGGTTCTTTTGTCAATTCGTCATTCACAATTTCATTCTGCAAGCATTTTCTGATATATATTTTCGATTGCTCGAACAAGGGAGCCATTCCCTCGATCCTCACTTGTTTTTTCTTCTTTGAAGTGTGTTTTATTTCACGTATCTTTATCATTGATCTTCGTAAAACTTGCTGGATCAAAACGTGCTGAAATCCATTTCCTTCAATTCCATTCATTTGTATCTTGTATATTTTATTCTGCTGTATGACCCTGTTCACTTGATTTGCAACATCGAGTTTTTCATTCACGCAATCAAAAATGACGATGTCATTGTCAACAGTCTTTCCCGCCATGACCAACGCAAAAAAATCTGATTGATCATCCTTGCCAACACTCCAGTCAACGCCTGTGAAGAAAGTCATCGGCTTGCCACGGAAATACCATTTTTCCGTTTGTGGACGAAAGCCAAGATCACTTGCGTCATACCATTGAATCCAAGAATTTCGAAATGTGCGCGTGCTGTCATCACGCGGATCATTCATGTATTCTTTCTGAAATGCCAATGCGTTTTTTGCCTTGATGGAGGCAAGCCGTTCCAAGGAAAATCTTTCTGGCCAAAGAGGTTGTTGCGTCCTGTTGCCAGAATTGTCTTCTTTTGAAACAATCGCTTGATATCTTCTTGTTACATAAAGGTCCGGACGATTGAGCATCTGGTTCAATAACGAGCCGTAATGCAGCACAGTTCCCACAAGAATGATTTGCCCCACAGGCGGAGGCTCGATCATTGGCTCCACCGCCGAATCCCACCATTGCGCAAGTTTCTCTCGTTGTACTGCCGTATCAACAAGCTCGTCATTCTCCAGATCATCGGCAATGACGAGATCGGGTCTGCGAAAACCGAACCGAAGCCCACGGAGCGGGTTATTCGCCATGCGAGCAAGAATTTTTGCACGGTCGTCAAGCTCATTGCTCCAACAATTATCTTTTACATTCCATTTTCGAAAGCCAATGACAAATTCCTCATCTGTCCATTTTTCCTTTTCTCCTCTGGACGCACCGGCAAGTTGATCCCAGTCTCTTCCCAGAATGATGCCCCAGTCATTGCAAAGCTTTTCATTGCTTTCAAATTCCTCCTTGATGTTACGCGTGTGGCCAACAGAGATTCTTGCAACATCTGAAATGATTACCGTGAAAAATTTGCGCTGCGTGACAAGAGACCAGATGACATAGAGAAATGTGATCAACGTTGACTTGCTATGGTTTCTTGGGGCCGCCAATACAAGTGTGTTCAGATTTCTCTTTCCTTTCCACTCTTCAGGATTCTTGTGTGTCGCAAGATCCATGATTTCCTTGTGAAAATCGGGAGATTTCTGAAACCAGTATTTTGGGAAATATATTCGTCCGAACTCAAACGGATCATTGATGGTCTTGGAAATGCGCCATTTCCGCAATCCATCCTCCATCATGACTGGCGCAGGAATGGCCGCCATGGGCGACTCAGAAATGTTGACGACCATCTATTGCTCCAAGACGACAAGAGGCATTTCTTCTTCCGAAATGCCAAGCCGATTGATCAATTTGAGCTGACGCTGGTTTTCAGGATCCCGTTTCATGTCATCATACAATCCTGCACGATCACATTCCATGTAAAGATCGCGGATTGTCAACGCCAGCCTGCGCGTATGTTCCATTTCATTCTCTCCTGCCTTCTTTTCCCATACCGCAGCCAATCGAGCTTGCGGGGAATTGGGAGGAAATGCAGGATTGTTGGAAACGTTGTTGTTTTGTACCGACACATTGACCGCTCCGGGAACTCCTTCCACTGGAGACAATCCAGTCACTGAGGAAAGCATCCGGTCCACCAAACCGGCAAGTTTTGCTATGGATTCCGGACTCGCGTCGTCACGTAAATTAGAAAGCGCCTTGACCACCCAGTTGAGCCCATCGATACCCGCTTGGCGACGTTTAATAATTTGCCAATCTCGTAGCCGATCTTCCTCAAGCGCCAATCGTTCTTGGATTTTTTGTGCTTGTTCTGCTCGATAAGCCTCTCTAGCCTCTGGCCATCGACCTTTTCTGCCGTTAAGCCGCACAAGAGAAAAAGCAATGTTGCACTCATTAGCAATTCTCTCATAAGTCCACCCTCCATAAATGTACAATGATTTTACTAAGTGCCAGTCAATATCTGGCTTTCCTTTTTCATGTCCTTTCCGGACAGCAAGAGCCAATTGCAACGCGGCTTCTTCCGGAGAAAGGGGCGATTCTCCCGGTGTTCCGTCAGGCATGTCGTCGTAAATGGTGCCTTCGTTCTCAAGATCAGACTCGTTCTGCATCTCGTCTTCTTGAGGAACTGGAACGGAATTGTCAGAAGATCCTGCCATGTCATACTTGTCGATGGTTTTTTCAATCTCGCTTCTGACCCTGCGTTTGCTTTGCATGCGATCATCGCGAGGAAGAGAAGGAAGTTCTATTTCCTTCGGCAAGGATTTCCGTACAGGACGATCAGCCGCCATGTTACTCAGAGCTTGTTCCCTGAATTGTTTTCTGACAATCTCTGCAATGTTTTCCAGTGGATTTTGTGGAATAATGTCTTTATCGTTCATGAATAGATTATAACAAAAAAAGCCACTGTGTAGCCAGCGGCTTGTTGTTCATGTCAGTTTCTGAACATGATCGAGTTGTTGATCAATTTCACAACTTTCCTGTGGTCAGTAAACCATAAGGACGCAAATCGCTCAATTTCCTGTTTTGCATCTGCAAACGAATCATGCGCAAATAAAAATGGAGCGTATTCTCTCTTGTCGCTGGTTATTGTTGCTGTTTTTTTTGATACCAATCCTTGCGTGTCTATGCTCAATACATCAACTTTTACTTTGTATTCTTTTGAAATGCCAATGTTCGCATCAAATGTCACGGGAACCGTAATGATATACAAGCACAATTCTCCCGGATCATTGGATTCAATATCAATGAATCCAATTTTTTCGTAATGAATGATTGATGTCACATCCTTTTCAGGATTGACATACCAATTTTTCCATTTTAATTCGGGAATTGGCAGGCCTTTGACGGGTACATCAATACCTTGATATGCTTCTTCCAGCGAAAGTTTCAACGAATGACGTTCGTTGTGCTGTGGCCTATGGGACATGACTGACTCCTGCGTTTATTTTTCTGGTGAAGGCGGCTGCAATGTTGCCAAATGTTTTTTCTGATCTTCCCAAAATGGCAATAGCGACGCAGGAGCACCTTTTACTTGATTTCCTAGATGCTGCAAAATCCAGCTCATGCCTCCCTTGCCCTTTTTGGTCAACGCTTTGATGCTGGGAGCAACTGAACTCATTTGCGTGATGGCCGACATGGTTCTTCCAAGGCTTTTGGGATCTTTATACTCTTCGTCAGGATACTCCATCATAGGATCAATTCTTGTTGATGAAGTTGTTGTTGGTAATGATCCGCCCTTGACTCTTCCTTCAATAGGCGTGTAAATACTAACTCCGTCAAACATTTTTGGAATAGAATTTCTTATTCCAAGAACATTTCCCAAATGAGTGTCAAGAATTCCTTTGTAATATTTTATTACGGGTATTTCACTTGTTTCCAACATGTCTTTTCCGTTCATTTTTCCAATCCATCCACGCCCAAGATCCTCTGACATGTGTCGAAAACCCGGAGTGTAATACCAAGCGCCATTTGTGGTTTCTTCTTTGTCCCCTCCCCCTGTGCTTTGATAAAAGGGAAGATGATGAACTTCGCCATTGGGCTCTACATGTCTTACCAGTACGAATGGTCTGCCACCAGTAGTTACCATTCCTGCATGAACAACTCCGAGGTGTGCCAATGGGTCTGGAGGGACTTCAGTTGTTCCATGCACTTTCGCAATTGCCTGCTGATTGTACACAGAATCATCTTGAACAATATTTCCTTGACCATCCATTTCTGTAGCATGATGAGTGGGAATTGGAGCCAAGATTCCAGCTTCAAAAAGTTTTCCAACATTGCCGTGGACTCTTGCAACATGGCTGATGTCTTGAACGGAAATGCCCTTTAACGTGGGCCTTCCATTTTCATCCCTCACCAAACTGTTGGCTCTCTTTTCTTCTGGTCCGGTCATCAATGTTTTTGCAGCTACTGGAGCAACCTGATTTCCTTTTCTCAACACGTCAAGTTGCAGTGACTTCTTCACCCGTTTGTGTTTCAATCTTGCGCTGATTGCCTTGGCTTTCTTCCGCGCGTCTGCCTTGCTCGACGCACCCCACACCCTAAGCGCCAACAACAAACGGGTG